TCTAAAAATCAATACCTTTCACAAAATCAAAGATAAAAAAAATGAATATAGTTTTTTTTGTACACGCGTGGGCGGGAACTCATAACTCGGGAGCCGAGTGGACCGTTCAACATTACGCCAAATATTTCCACGAAAAAGGGTGCAACGTCGAGGTCATTTTACCCGAAGGCCAAATTTATCCCGATGGCGAAAAGTTTGCTTTTATCAAGTTTATTACTGGTTATTATTCAAACGACTTTTTTCTAGCTTTACAAAACGCAAGCGTTATATTTACCCATTTAGATAATACAGGCGTTGCAATAAATTGGTCAAGACAATTTAAAAAGCAATTGATTTTTTTAAGTCACAACGATTCAGATTATAGGAATGTCCGTTTTAAGCAGCATAACATTCACGTTGTTTATAACAACAAAGCCAACGAAAAGAACTTACAAAACGGCGCTTACCCAAACGCGTCGATTGTTTGCAAACCTCCAATTTTTCCCGAGGATGTAAAGTACAATCGAAAGCACGGCCAATACATTACGCTAATCAATTGCAACGAAAATAAAGGCGGACAGATATTAATTGAACTTGCTAGGCGATTACCTAAACGCAAATTTCTTGGCGTACTTGGCAGCTATGGCGAGCAAATAATTGACGACACTTTAAAAAATTTAAAGTATGTTGCGCAAACGCCCGACGTGCATTTGATCTATGGCAAAACAAACATTGTGCTTGTCCCCTCTTTTTATGAGTCCTATGGACGTGTAGGTTTGGAGGCGGCAATTAATCGACTGCCAGTTATTTGCACGCCTACAGACGGTTTAAAGGAATGTCTGGGCGCCGCTGGTCTTTACTTTGATCGTGACGATTTAGACGGAATGGCTGCAAAGATTGAAGAGTTAATGAGCGACGAAATACTTTACGACTTTCATCAAAACATAATGAGAAACCTAGCAGACGAACGTTTGAAATACCAAGACCAAGAACTAGAAAGATTCTTTAATTTTATCGTTGACAAAGCAAAGAAACCATACGATGAGTGATTTATTATATACCCCAATTAATGGCAGTTTTACAGGCTATTCCATCCAGTTTGCCGACGTGTCGCCAGTTACCGAGCCAGTAACATTGGCAGAGGCAAAAGAATACGCAAGAATTGACGGAAGTAGCGAGGACACTTTAATTACTAGCCTTATCAAAGTGGCGCGACTTTATTGTGAGTCCTATATGGGCAAAGCAATTATTCGCAAAACAGTTACAATCGAATCGTTTGGATTTCCATACCAATGGCAAATTCCTTACGGTCCTTTGGTTGCGGCTGGTGATGTTACTAAGGTTGTGACACTTGACCAAAACAATGCCGAGACGGCTTTAAATTACCAACTTAACATTGGATTATTTCCAAAGATTAACATTATAGGAGGGGCTCAATCTTATAAATTTAAAATGATTTACGTTGCTGGATTTACAACCGTTCCTGAAGACATTAAGCTTGCCATTAAAATGATGGTTAACACGCTTTACGAACGTCGCGAGGATATTATTATTGGCAGTATCGTAGCTGATTTCCCACTTGGAGTAAAAGCTTTATTAATGCCTTATAAAACTTATAACTGGTTTGGAGCGTGAGGACAAACAACGAAATTAAAGCGGGCGATTTGCGCGAGCGAATCCAATTTTTAAATCCAAATTTATTTGCAGACGGATATGGCGGTTTTTATACAACCGCGAGCGTGACTTATATTTGCTGGGCAAAAGTTACAAATCTTAGCGGTACGCGTCAGAATAGCGAGGACCAAATGGTTATAAAAAACAAATGGGAAATTTTAATACGCAGAAACGAATTGGCGCCAGTTACAAAATCAATGCATATTATTTACAATCAAAAAACTTTTGTAATTAGCGAAATAAATGACGTCCAAGAATACAACCGAATGATTAAAATTATAGCAACACAAAGAGACTAAAATGTTATCATTTGAATTCAACAGAAAAAGTAAAAATGATTTTTTAAAGTATCTTAAAGGATTAGAGGATGATATATTGCTAATTGTAAAAGCTGAAATTGAGGATTCTTTATTAAAAATAGAAAGTGAAGCAACCAAAAAAGTTGCGGTTGATACTGGGGCGCTAAAAAATAGCATTCAAACAAAGCCAATAAAAAAGACTAAAACCTCGGTTGAGGGAGGTGTTTTTGTTGGGGCAGAATACGCGCCTTATATTGAATTTGGAACAGGGACAGAGGTCGAAGTTCCGTCCGAATTATCACAATTTGCAAAGCAATTTAAAGGCAAAGGATTAAAAAAAGTAAACTTGTTGGCAAGACCGTTTTTTTATCCTGAGGTTTTTAAGCAAAGAAATGAGTTGCCAAAAAATATTGAGAAATCACTCGAAACCTTTTTCAAAAAACAATGAGAAATATTAAACCATTTATTCGCAAAGCTTATTGGTTAGCTTTAAATAACACAATAAATTTTAAAGGTTTAATGGTCCCTTGTTACGATACTTTCGCGCCTGACAACGCGCAATTTCCCTACATTCTAATTGGAAATCAAACGCAAGAAGACGACAAAGACAACCAGGAATATAATTACATTACCACAATAACCTTGGACGTTGTAACGGCTAAGGTTGCGCCCTATGGACGGCTAGACGCTGATCTAATCGCCGACTCTATTTTACAAATCGTTTGCCTTTATCCCGAAAATTATTTGGCCCTACAAATTGGGAAAATTGTAACGGCAAAACTTGTGCAGCAAAGTAGTATTTCAAGTATTACCGATACTAATATTGTACATCGTGAAATAATGACTATTGAAAACTGGATAAATGGCTAAGGTAAACGGCTCCGCTCTATTTGTAACGGTTGGACTTAACAGAGTTGCCAAGTCAACCAGTTACGAGTTGTCCGCTGAAATGAGCCAACTGGAAAAACCAAGCAACGAGTCAGGTTTTTTTGCAGACCATATCTCAAGACTGGGGTCTTGGTCCTTATCTAGCGAATCCCTTTACATTCAAGACGGCTTTTCCTTTGGCGATTTATTCAACGCTTACGTTAATCGCGAGCGCATTTATTTGTCAGCTGGTCAAGACAATAATTTAACTTTTATAGGTTTAGCAACCATTGAATCGTTGAGCCAGTCGGCGGCAATGGAAAACGTTGCAACTATTTCCGCAAGTTTTAAAGGTGTTGGCGGGCTTTACCCGACAATATTACCAGCCGAGAGATTTATTATTGACGAACTATTTGAGATTATAATTGACCAGGACGGAAACTTTTTGGTCTATACTTAATTTTTATAGTATTGCATTTTTTCTAAGAACTTTTATTTTTAAAAAAAATTAGGATTAACCCCACAAAAATATGGCAACAACTGGCAAATTTAACGGAACCCTTTTAAACGTTTACCTTGGTAACGTTATGATTGGATGCGCCACCTCCTCAGAACTATCTGTAAACGTTGACCTTGCGGACGCAACTTGCAAAGACGATGGCGGCTGGGCCGATCATATCGCTGGATTACGCGATTGGTCTGTTTCAACTGACGGTTTGGTTGCATTTGACGACGTAAACAACATAGGAGACATTTATACTCTTTTGAGCGGACGAAGCGTTGTAGCTCTAAAGTTTACGACCAACATTACTGGCGACCTTGTATTTTATGGCAATGCATCTGTTGCCTCAATCAGCGTTTCATCTGAAATGGAGGCCGCGGTTACTTATTCAGTTGAATTTACTGGAAAAGGTCCTTTACTTAAGGCTACCGTAGTACCAGCTTCAACTTAATTTTGCTAACTTGCTTGCATGAAACAAGCATCTAGAACAACAATTGAGGTAAATGGTAAGAGCTACCTTGTCAAATTTGGCATGGGAGCTCTTATGCATTTTAGCGAGCCTTTTGGTGGCGATGTCGAAAAGACAATGCAGCAGTTACAATTAGGGGGAATTCAACAAATGAAAGCAATTGGAAAATTTATTTATTCCGCTTTGTATGTTGATTCACTTTACCGAGAAATTGAATTGGATTTAACTTTAGCCGATATTTTGGACTGGTTAGATACTTCACCGATTGGTAGATTGCAAGAAATTAGCGAAGTCATGGCGGCTGGAATTACGGCAATATCTGAAGTAAAAACTCCAGGCTCAAAAAGCTTTGAGGGCGGAAAAAAAAAATAGTATTTAAAGATATTTGCCACTATGCTCTTGGGGAGTTAGGTCTATCGCCTAACTCCTTTTATTTTATGTCCTTTTCTGAGTACCTATCGGTTTCGTATGGTTACCAGGTAAGGGAGGCAAAGCATGAGAATTTATTTAGAACAATTTGGGTGCAATTAAATAACGTCAATGCCTCTAAAAAATCGGACTTAATTAAAAACCCCGAGAAATACTGGTATATTCCTTTAGTTGATTTTAAGGTAATTAACATACCAACTCAAGAGGAAATAACTAAAGCTTACGAAATTGCCAAACAATGGCAAAACCTTAAATTTGAGGATGAGGTAAATTTTAACTCGGTTACTAAAAAAATAATTTAATGGCATCACAGTTAAAAATTGACATAATCGCGGGCATTGATAAGCTATCTGCCGCCCTTAAGGATGTCGAAGGCAAATTTGGCGCGCTTGGAGACAAGTTAAAAAACGTTGGTAGTACCTTATCGGTTGCCGTTACGGCTCCGCTTGTTGCAATTGGCGCGGTTGCGGCCAATGAATTTGCAACAGTTGAAAAAGGATTAAGAGAGATCAACTCTCTTTTTGGTTTGACTGGCGCCGAGGCTGAGAAAAATTTTGGAATGCTTACAAAAGTAGCCGAGGATGCATCCAAAGAATTAGGAATTTTGCAAAGTGATGTCGTGCCCGCAATGTATAACGCTATTTCGGCGGGCGTGCCAAAAGAAAATATATTTGAATTTATCAAAGTAGCTGG